TGTTGCCACATCTGACAATGCTGTACCAGCCGTTTGTACTTGAACACCATTAACTTGAATGTTGTGTCCACTTGTGACTGTTGTTCCTGAAGCAACTGTTTTCACAGGCAAACTGTTGTGCCAAGCACTTGAACCCAAATGTACCCAAGTGTTTGAAGCAGTTTTTTTGTAAATTTTGTTGCTCACGTGTGTTGTGTTGATTGCATAATCACCAATGGCACCTACTGAAGTTTTTGGTGCACCTGTTGAACTGTTTCCTACCAGGTCAGAAACTGAAGTTATCAACGTTGGTGTTTTTGCTGTGAATTTTTGATCTGTTTGGCTCCACTCAAATATACCATAAGAACTTGATGCAAGGTCAAGCCAGTATGTGCCATCTGACGGTGCCGCTGTTGGAGCCGAAGCACTACCAATTAGGTCTGCTGTGTCAACATTTACTCTTAACACATATGCTCTGTTGGCAATTCCTAAGAAAGAGTAAGCCGCTTGTAGGCCCCACTCGTTCAATTCATAACCGTGAATTGGGTTACCTGAAGCATCTGTGTAGAATTTTGGATCTCCAAATGTTTCTGTTAATTCTCTTTGTGATGAAAGCAAGTATACAGTGTTTGCGTTAGCAGTTGTTGTACCTGCCGCTGTGCCTGATCCTGCTCCATTATTCTTGTCTTGACTAGATGCTACTATAAACAGAGGTGTTGTACCCGCATCTGATGGTACATAAAAACTTTCGTTTATTACGGAAACCTCTACTCCTGGTGATGTTAAAGCCATTTTACGTGTTCTCCTTGCAAGTTGTACGTATATACTGAAAGTATTTATTAGATCGTAAGGTTTTTACGACAAAATTTACCATATTTAGGTACCTATATAGGCAACGTAAATAGCATATATGAACAAAACAGTGCGACCTTTGTGTGTGGAGTGCAAGTCACGACCCAGGGCCTATGCCTACAAGAAGGCAGGCAAAATCTATTGGCGTAGCAGATGTGACACCTGCAACAGAATTCACAAGCACAAAAAAATTGGTGGTGTAACACCCCTACAAAGATCAGGCTATAAAAAACTCAAAAAGTGTGAGATGTGTGGATTCAAAGCACAGGATCCATTACAACTGGACGTGATGTTTGTGGATGGTGATCTAAGAAATACGGCCTATACCAATTTAAAAACTGTTTGCGCCAATTGCCAACGGTTGGGCAGTGTTCGTAGATTGGGTTGGCGTATGGGTGATCTTGTTGCTGACGATTAGGTCATCTACTTTGGCAAACAGTTCTTCCTTTGTGCCACTGTTATCTATAACAAAATCAAATTCGCTGTCTAACCAATCCCATTCTGATTGATGAGCACCACGTTCTTGCATTTGTTTTTGAGTGGGCAATTCACCTCTTTTTACACACACAATTTTGCCACCGTGTGCTTTGATAGTTTTAACTTCGTTCACAAATCTAGTGTCTGATATCACAGTGGGTTGGCCTTTGTATCTGCCAATACAACTGTCTACCCAAATACCGTCATACATTTGACCACGCATAACTTCTGTGCCAAAGTACTGTAACACCCATCTTGGTGTGACAGATTTGCCCATTTTTTTGCTCCAGAATTCGTCAGGTTGTTCTCTCCATTCTCTTGACTCTGTGGTGTTGCCTTCCAGCATTTCGCGATCCCAATTGAACATTGATGCCACTGCGTCTTTTAAACTTTTGGCAAAACTGTCTCTGCGGTAACCGTGTTTTTCTACCAGTCTATTGGCCACAGTGTCTTTTCCAGAACCTATCAGTCCTACAATTCCTATCAGCATTTGTTTATTATACTAGATTTTGAGACGTCTTTCAATCTCTTTTTTGGCCGCTTGAGCAGATTTTAAGATCAATTGTCTTAGATCTTTTTTCTTTTGTTTTAAGGCCGCAATGCTCATATTTTCCAAGTCTGTTACCACTTGTTCCAATTCATCCAGTGTGAGATCTGAGTATTTTCTTTGCGGGTCTTGTTCTAACATACCGCTTTATTTAAAATAGTGTGATTATGAATTAACCAATAACAAAACTGTGTGGTGTGCCACCTTCAGCAAAGTTGCCAATTTCTTGGTCCAATCTTTCTATTTCAGCAAGACCTTGTTGTTTTAATTCAGCACCGTTGAGAGTTGTGCCGCCTTGTGGACCTGCTATGGTATTGAATTTGCCTCTGGCTTCGCCCAACATTGTTTTACAAACTGCCAGTGTGTAATCTCTGATCCAAGGTTTTGAATATATGTCTTTGAACAGTGTGATATCAGGTCTAAAATTGTCCGTGTGCATCAAGATAGTTTCTTGATCTGCTCTTGGTCTTTGTGTGATTGTCAATTTTTTTGTGGCCACATCAAAATGAAATTGTATAAATGAACCAAACAATTTGCCCACTAATTCTTGATAACTTGCGAAAGCATAGTAAGTGGCCAAGCCACCTGTAGCACCTGCTCTCAAAAGGTAAGTGTTAGTGTATGCCAAATTGAATGGTTCAAATAATGTACCGCCTTCTCCACCTTCAGTTCTGGAACCCACTGTACGTCTAAATAATTTTCTCACATTGATCACTTCATCTGGTAAAATATATGTGTTTTGATTTTCTTTCAATTTCAAAAAAGCATATGATTCTTCAACTGCATTTGAACTGCGTTGTCTGTATCTGTCTATGGCTCTAGTCAGCGCCGTTTGATAGTGTTTTGGGTCTAATTCCACGTCAATCATACCCTCACCTAGATTGTTCTTTACGTAATCAAATATCTCTTGTTGACCTGTTTGAAGTTCTGACATACTCGTATTTATTGGTTTGCTCTACACAATAAATATGTATGATATGCCAAGATTATCCATTTTTAAACCAGAAAAAGGTGCGGACTACAAGTTCTTTGATCGCAACATCAAAGAGATGTTCACTGTGGGTGGCACAGACATACACTTCCACAAATACATAGGACCCTATGATCAAGGTGACACAAACAAGGACGGTCCAGCAAGTCCCACACAGCCACAATATTCTGGCGATAGTCTAAATGAGCGAACCATACAAGATTTACTATTTTTAGAAAACAGAGACAGAAAGTACGATGCTGACATCTACACAATCAGAGGAATCTACAATGTACAAGACATAGATTTCAATCTAAGTCAATTTGGAATGTTTTTGCAAAATGACACACTGTTTTTGACCGTACATTTGAATGACACTGTGGAAAGATTGGGCAGAAAACCTATGAGTGGAGATGTGTTAGAGTTTCCACATATGAAAGAAGATTACAGTTTGGATGAGTCAATACCAATTGCACTCAAAAGATACTATGTGATTGAAGATGTCAACAGAGCCGCGGAAGGATTTTCACAAACTTGGTGGCCACACCTGTTGAGATTGAAATTGAAATCACTAGTAGATTCTCAAGAATACAGAGACATACTTGGCGATGCCGCAACTTCTGGCAGTTTGGCCAGTTATATGTCTACCTACAACAGAGAAAAAACAATATCAGATCAAGTGTTGGCACAGGCAGAAGAAGATTCGCCAAAAGCAGGTTTCAATTACAAACAATACTATGTGGCACCTATTGATGAACGAGGTAACATTAGAACAGACAATGTTCAATCAACAGAAAGAGTGGCCACAGACAAACCAATCAATGCAGTAATAGATACACCTGCCGCATCTCACTACGGATTTTATCTTGACGGTGACGGTGTTGCACCCAATGGAAATCCTGCAGGATTTGGTATTTCATTTCCAAATGCCAATGTCAACAAAGGAGACTATTTCTTGAGAACAGATTACTTGCCTAATAGACTGTTTAGATATGACGGATCCAGATGGATCAAAGTGGAAGATTCTGTGAGAATAACTACTTCTAACACAGACACTAGATCAACACAGAAAACTGGGTTTGTCAACAACTCAACCACAGACACAATTAACGGTCTAACTGTGAAACAGAGACAATCGCTGGAAGATGCGTTGAAACCAAAGGCTGACAATTAATGCTACATTTTTATTCTGGACAGGTTCGTAGATTTTTGACACAGTTTATGAGAATACTGAACAATTTCAGTGTGGAAACAGGCAAAGGCGCAGATGATCAAATTGCTTTGAAACCTGTGCCAGTGGTTTATGGTGACCCCACAAGACAGGTGGCAAACATAATCAGAAACAATTCAGAAAATGCTTTGAATTATGCACCAAAGATTGCGTGTTATATCAGAGAATTAAATTACGACAGAGAACGTATGCAAAATCCCTACCACGTGGAAAAGCAACACCTACGTGAAAGAGATGTGTTAGAAGACGGCACGTACAGCAACAAATTGGGTGCTGGTTACACAGTGGAAAAAGTTATGCCATCGCCTTTCAGATTGGAAGTCACAGCAGACATCTACAGTTCAAACACAGATCAAAAATTACAGATTTTAGAACAAATCCTGTATTTGTTCAATCCAGATTTTGAAATACAAAAATCAGACAACTACATTGACTGGACCAGTTTAAGTTATGTAGAACTTACAGGAATCACATTCAGTTCAAGAACCATTCCTGTGGGTGCTGACACAGAAATAGATGTGGCCACAATGACTTTCAGTATGCCCATATGGTTATCACCACCAGTGAAAGTTAAAAAACTGGGTGTGGTACAAAAGATCATAATGAGTATCTACGATGACGACGGTGGTATCAACAAAGGATTAATTAGTGGTCCACTTATTTCACAGAGTTTTATCACTCCCAACAATTTTGGACTATTGGTCACAGGAAATCAACTGAGACTTTTGGGTACAACAGGTGTTAATGTTAAATCAGGCGGAGACGGATATTATTCAGGTGCCAGAGAACCCAGCAACTTTGACCCATTCCAAACATTTGGACCACCTGTGAACTGGAAAGTTTTGTTGGATCAATACGGCAAAGTGAGAAACGGTACCAGCCAGATCAGATTGAAACAGCCAACAGGCAACGAAATCGTGGGCACTATCGCAACCACATCACTGGACGACACAATACTTTTATACACCATTGACAATGACACTATTCCTGCCAACACTTTGACAGCAGTTAAAAAGATTATCAATCCCACAACATTTGCACCAGGCACACCTGCGAACGGTGACAGGTATTTGATCATAGATTCAATAGGTGATTCAACTGCCACACTACAGAGTTCAACTTGGGGCACATTGATTGCCAGTGTGGGTGACATCATAGAATACGACAGTGGTGAATCTCGTTGGAAAAAAGTGTTTGATGCCAGTAACCCAGACTCAACATTACACTATGTTACCAACAGCAACACAGGAATACAGTATAGATTCAACGGCACAGAATGGGTAAAAAGTTACGAAGGCATATATGCGGCTGGTAATTGGACCATTGTGTTGGATGGCGGATACACAGCAAACGATGATGCCAGTGGTCAAGACGCAACTACTCCTTAAAAAATCACACTAAATTATAGTAATGAAAGAAAATATTGTTTGTTCAGGTGCATTGTTCTATTCAACAACTACCAAAAGATTTTTATTTTTGCAGAGAACAGATGCCAAAACACAGGGCACTTGGGGTCTAGTTGGTGGCCAAGCACGTTTTACGGAATCAGCATTTGAAGGACT